TGACAGGTACCTTCCCCTCGACTTAAGCCTCGCGCGGTCGCGCGTGGGGGTCCGGTGTATGTATCGTGTAATTAGTTTGAACAGTAAGTGACTATTCAGTTGCACCTGCCTCACTTTTTACCTCGTCAGTTTTCACTTCCTCGGTTCCGGTAGTTGCAGTATCACCGGTGGTTTCAGTAGTCTCAGTTTTAACTTCCTCGGTTTTTGTCTCTTCTGTTTTAGTTTCTTCAACATATTCAGATTTAACTGTGTCCGTAGTTGTGACTGACGTTCCATCGTCAACTAACTCAAGTCTAGTTCCAATACCGATATTTTCAGCATCCTCGAGTCTCATTTCCACTATCTCACCTTTGTCTTTTATTCCTCCGAATGCTATAGGAAGCAAAACTCGGAATTTTTTAATATCACTCATAAGTTTAAAATTTTATTAGTTGATAATATCAGTCAGAATTAACTAGCTGATGTTGTAACAGTAACGAATGCTTTTGGAAGAGTGTTTACCAAAGCGTGGCGGTGTTTGTACACCAATGCACGTTGATCCTTCAAAGCAATTTCTTTACCATCAGATCCGAATACACCAGAAGTATATTCAGAAACTGACAAGTCACCCTTGTCACCAAACGCCATAGCCTTCATGTTTCCGAAGATCATGAACGCCACACTTGTTTGAGTAACAGTAGCTGTATCCGGCATGTGACGGATAGTAAATACTGGGTAACCCATCATTTCACCAACTGGCTTCACACCACCTCCTGTAGGAGAGTTTTGCAAAGTAGCAGGAGAAGCTACACCACCGAATGGTAGCAATGGAACGTTACCAGAAGATGCAGAGCGGATACCTGCCCATACAGTTCTGTGCATATACCAAGCCGCACCATCAAGTACACTCTCTTCCAATTGACCTGCAACAGTAGATGCGTCAGTCAATGGATTGAAAGATGTAAATGTAGTCTTACCAGTCCCTAGAGTATATGTAGGAACATTAGAGTCCTTCATAATTCCAACGAATGGAGCGGTACCGATAGTACCTTGTTTGTCAATCATGTTTGCAAGAGCCTCACCACCGATTGCAAGCAACCAGTCAGCAAGGTTAACAGATGCGTCAGCAAGTAGGTCATTACCCACTACGAACGCCAACTGCCATTTCTTAGCAATAAGAGTGGCTTGTCCGAATGTAATACCAGTAGCAGAGCCAGCGGCATCAACACCAAGATACTCACCAACTAGGAATGATCCTGTATAGTTAGGAATTCCAAGTTCGTCAGTTTTAAGTTCCCACTTTTGTGCTTGTCCCATGATTACACCTACAGAGGCAGCAATACGCATGATAGCGTTTGCAACGTCTCTAGAAACTAGGAAACCACCACGACCATCTTGCTCTTCAATTAGAGCTTCGTTAGCCTTAGTGTTTACAGCTTTTCTAAATGCGATTGCCTTTGCAGTTTCAGCAAGGTCACTTTTTTGCTTGTCAGTAAGACCAGTCTTGTCAGAACCGAACAACGCCTTTTCACGTCTCAATTCTTCAACAATACCTTTTACTTTTTCAGCAGCAGCTTCACCAATCATAGGTGCAAGCTTTGTTTCCATCACAGAGTCAAATCCTTTTGCGATTGCCTCTTTAATTTCAGCTTCATTCATAAATAAATTTTTGTTAATTTAATTTTTAATAAATTAAGATTTATTTTTTTGATCGTTTCTCTTTTTCAACAGCAACGATGCGAGAGTTGTATCTTGAAATACCCTCTTCGATTGCATCTTTTGCAATCACTAGGACCTTGCGACTGTCGTGTAAAACGTCAAGCGTTTCTTTTACAACAGGAGCCTCGGTCTTAGCAGATACAGTTTTTTCTTCTGTATCCTCAGCGTCTCCGTCAGAGCCATTTCCTTTCAGAAATTCGGTGAGGGAGGCGGACACATTTTTGTGACACTCCATGCCTTTTTCAAGTTCGGCTATTGCCGACTTGATAACCTCAGCATTTCGCGCACTTATAGATCTACCTGCTTTTAGTTTACCACTATTTTTATTTGCAACAAACATTTTAGCAATAGCCAAAGTTTTTACAACCTCGTCGTCATTGAGATTTGAAGGTGTTTGTAGCAAGCCTATAACCTCCGCAACAAGCGTTTCAAACTGGTCCACAGGAGTTGCAGGGTCCATATAAACATCAACAAATGCCCAGATAATTTCAAAAAATTCATCTAGGTTGTTGTATTTAGCCTCTTGTATTTCGTTCTCGTTTAACTCGTCTGTCACCATACCTTTCTCTTCAGGTTTTGGTTCCACAACAGTATCAGAGTTTTCCACAACGACTGGTTTTTCTTCTTCTGTTTTTACATCTTCGGTTGTAGTTTCAGTAGTCTCGGTCTTTTTTTCTTCTGTGGTTTCTTCTTCTGTTTTAATTACTATACCCTTTGTTGCGAGCATTTCAGTATTGATACCGAATTGTGAAATTGTCATTGCATTTAGTCTAAGAGCGTTTGCGTTTGCAGGCACAGGCACAAAAGAAATTTCTAGAAGTTCCTGTTTAACACTTGTGCTTGTTGCACGATCGTAAGCAGTTGGAATAAAACCTGCGGACACAGTATTTTGAAACTTTAAATCATAAAGTTTGCGGATTTGTTGTGCGAATGGATTAGCTGATGCAGGTGCAAATTTCCCTTTAGCAATAAGTTGTTTTCCACGTACAAAACATTCTGTAACAACACCGATTGGGGGGAGTGAATAGTCATGCGCCCACAACACAACTGGGTTATTCATGTAGTTTTTTAAATCCCACCCATCAACTTTTACAATCTCACCTTGGCGGTCCACACTTTCGTCAGAAACAACAACTTCAAATGTCCCACAGTCATCCTCGTTCTCTTTAATGCTAGAGATAACATTTTGTGTCTCCTTTTGTGACAACGCTTCTAAAAAGACATTGCGAGCCTCTTCAGTAAATTTTTTAAATGTTTCTGTATTCATAAATTTAGTTTATCATGTTTTAATAAAAGGGAATACCTATTCACGTGGTAACTCCGGTTGGACCGAGATTACAATGTTTGGATAAGTTAGCACCTGACCTGATCCAAACGTTACCTGAATTTCAGCATAGTATCGCCCAGTCTCGTCAAAGTCACCTGCCTGCACAGTATACACACAGGTACCTGCGGCTGCATTAACAATTGACATTGAACCTGTAAATTTAATTGTGCTTGACCCGGGTCGTTGTGTATTTATTTTTAGAGTTGCACCAGTCAAATCAACAGCACTTCCATTTGAGTCCTCAAGAGTGAAATTTAAATTGTATAGTTTGTCGTTTTGAACGACTTTAATTTCTGTTTGTGCGCTCATATTATAGTTTTAATTTTGTTATTTTATTTTTAACGTCTTTAAGTATAACACTAATAGGGGTGTATGCTGCAACAACTGTGTTGCGGAGCGGTAGATAAGATTTCAATACATACTTTCCAATGGATGGAATTTTACCTTTTACAAAACTCTCAACCAGTGAAAGTGTATCACTAAACATTTTTATTGCACGTCTTACAATATCGTCAGTCAAGTTTATCGTTTCAGAGAAGAAGGCGTTGTGTATTACCATCCTTGTCATTGTATCCACCAACGAAACTGTGTCGGTTACAGTCCTCAAAAACGAACGCACAAAACTGTCCGACAAAGTAATTATCTCAACAAAGTTTTTTCCAATTTGGTGTAGCATTGAGTCTACTAGTGAAAGAGTGTCGGTTAAGGTTCTAATAAATAAACGTGTTGCCGAGTCCAGTAAAACGATAGTATCGTTGTAGTATTTATTTATAGATGCGAGTCGCATATCAATTTGACTCACAGATGCACGAGCAGTTCCGGACCAGTAAGCAGGAGTGATGTCTCCATCGAAATAAGTTGTAGCTGTTGATCCAACTTCTAACTGCACGTTGTCTAAATAAAATACTGTTCCCGGTGCAGACGATGTTCGGAAGTAAATTGTAGGATTTGTTTGTGTTGCAATGAACGTACAAGATATGCGCATCCAACTGCCTGTCTGGGTATAAGAGAATGTTCCAATTGTGTTGTTGCTCGGATAGATGTTTATATTGTTACCTGCTGTTCCTTTTACATAACCTGAGACTGTATACATTTGACCTATAACAGCAGTTGTAATTTGGAAAGCCATACCTGAATATGCATAACTTGCGCCATTTGTAACAATTTTTAGAGATGCAGAGCCTGCATAAAATTCAGTCGTATCGCGCGTGGCAGTCGGTTGCACACCTGCCCCTCCGTTTACATAAGTCGACCAGTTTAAGATGCCGGTTTCAAAGTTTGGATTGATACAAAGGTTTTTTCTGATGTCCTGTAAAATAACTGCTACTTTTAATGCTTTACCTGTTTGCTTTACAAAACTCTCTGCAAGGGTATAAGTTTCTGTAAAAGTTTTTATAAAGTTTTTTACAAAACTATCAGTAATACTTATTGCTGACTCAGTCACTTTTTTAAGCGTTTGAATTGAAAAGAAGTCAGTAGTTTCAGAGCCTACCGCTGTCACAGTAATATCGTCAAACCATGCATCCATAATAAGAGTAGCGGTCCCAGTATGACCATACACGCGCGGATTGATTTGCAAAAACTTTTCATTTGCACCTGCTGTGAAAGTTCCTGAATACTTGGTCCACGCTGTTGTTGTTTTTACGTAGGATGGAACAGTCAGTGCTACAAAGTTATTTGCACCATCACTACGAATAAAAAGACAAGTGGCACCATTTGAAGAGTCACCTGACACAAAATTTGTTTTCATGTAAAAACTCCAAGCGTAAGTTTTACCGGGAATTATAGGGATTGCATTTGTATAGTAATTCGAGGCCTGCATCGCACCACCCATACCAATTAAAAACGTTTCTGTATAACTGCTTATTGCAGTAGTAGACATTTTTAATGAAGCGATGCCACTATTAAAAATACTTTGGTCATATTGCACTGATATACCACCGCTACCACCATTTACCCATTTGTAAGTTATTCCATTTGGAAGTACCCCACCATTTATGGTTCCATCAATACTTTTAACTGCACCACTTCCAGTTTTTGCAGCAGTAAATGGTGGTATATTTTCAAAGTTCCCATTTGGCACTAGGTTATCGTCAGCGAGTATAATTCCATCACTAACATTTTTTTGTGGTTGTTTTGTAAATAACAATTGTTTCCAAGTTACCCCACCATTTATGGTTCCATTGTTACCTGCTCCACTTGTATCCGCAACTGTTGATCCAGACCCTGCGGTCGGTTGCCAGTTTCCAATAAGGTTTACACTTTGTGGTATTACGTTTGATTGAGAATAAAGTTGATTTACATCTGTTGCCGACAAAACACTACTCCATAATCTTGCACCATACAACACTCCATTTAAGTTTCGAGTGTTCGTAGCCAACGCTCCAAGTCTCCATGTCAACGCTCCATTGTTTGTCAATGTTACAGCACCAATAGAAGAAGACTGCACACGCAAAATGCCGTCAACATAGATTGATCCAATACCTGTCGAAGCATCAAAAGTTATAAGAGCATGGTGGACCCCAGTATCCATTGAGAATATGCCTGTTGTGTTTATGTTTATAGTTCCACCACTTGTTACCAAGTTTAAACGAATGGTCCCGGGAGTAGTTCCGTTTATATCTATCAAATCTGATACACCTGTGCTACGAGCAAATAGAGATTGTGAAGTAGTTGGTGTGTTTGTTTGGAACCACGCTTCAAAAGAAAAACTAGATGGATTTATAGAACCTAATTGAACGTATGTGTTTACCTGTCCGTCATAGTTTAATCCAAAACGAGAGTCCAAAGGAATAACGTTTTCCGTTAGAGTCCTTGTAAAACTTTTTGCAAAAGTTTCGACAAGTGAGTATGTATCTGACAGCACTCTCAAGACTGTGTATTTAAAAAATGTTTCAACAAAAGTAAAACTTTCAGACAAAACTTTACCGATGTTTTTTGCAGTAGTTTCAACGAGAGTGATTGTATCAGTGAGAGTTGATGTATAACTGGATCCATTCGCTAAGACAAGTGAACCTGAAGAGTTGAAAGTACAGATTGTAAAACCACCTGATGTTGTTTGTGTTCCACCTGTGATACTGGTCCAGTCAGCTGTTAAGATACGCAAAACTACAACACCAGAGCCTCCGTTACCACCTGTTCCAGAGTCAGAAGACCCACCACCGCCACCGCCTGTATTTGCGGTTCCGTTTGATCCATTACCACCTGTGGTTGTAGCACCATTTCCACCACCGCCTGTGCCACCTGTACCTGCGGTTCCACCTGTTCTTTTCCCACCACCGCCACCACCACCATAGGTTACAGACGACCCTGTAATTCCAAATGGTAATCCATTACCACCAGATCCTGCTTTTGAAGAGTTTACACCCGGCCCACCTGCTGCAGAGGCTCCGCCTCCACCACCGCCACCAAAAGGCGAACCTGTTGCTGCACCTTGCCCTCCAGCGAAGCCTTGTCCTGTGGTTCCTGACCCACCTGCACCTGCTTGATAGGCCGTACCACCACCTGACCCACCTGACGTACCTGCAACACCAAATCCACTCTCACCTTTTCCACCACCTGTTGATGTAGTCCCATTAAAAGAAGAGTCCGAACCACTAGAGGCAGCACCACTTGAAACAGAACCTGCACCCCCCGCGCCTACAGTTACTGTGTAGGTTCCCGCAGTCAAAACAGCACCTTCTATCAACTGCACTCCACCTGCTCCACCTCCTCCACCACCGCCACCAGAACCTGCATATGACCCACCGCCACCGCCTGCAACAATTAAAGCCTCCACAGTTCCAGTTTTATATGGTGCAACTAGGATTGTATAAATGCTGTGCGTTCTAGTACCAACACTTACGGAAGGGGAGAATGAAGACCCTGAATTTACAGATCCATTTGAGTCGGCCAACAAAGACCCACCTGAGTTTTGACGTTGAGTTGCACCAGAGTTTAATGTTGCGGCATCTGCCGAAGCAGTAAATACAAGTCCAAAGGACCCATTTGCAGTTGAAACAATACTTGGAGTTTCTGGTTGTGTTGTTGAACCTGTTATGTAATTTGAAACACTAGGAGTTGTATTTAAATCAGCACCATCTACCATTGCCCAGTTAACAATCCAATTTTCCGATGCACTGTTTGAAATACTAAGTGTTGGATTTGTCGGTGGGTATTTGCAGGCTATGAAATACGAAGAGGCACCACCATTTCCAACTGTGTCGTTGCCTTTTATAATTTTACAAGGTAGACCACCCAGAGTTGCTGAGTTGATATTTGCTGCACCAGAGTTTGAGCGTAGCGATGCAAAAAAGATTGTCTTGTCAGTAGTTGTTGCAGTGAGACTTAATGTTGATGTTGTACCAGTCGAAGTTGATGCATTCCCACTGGTTAGTAATGTTGCAGCCATAGATTTTTATTGTATTTTAATTTTATTTAACTCGACTTTTATTCCAAACTCATCCATCACATCCCAGTATTTCAGATTTTCGTTCCAAACACAAAAATACTCTTCACCAACGTCAGGTTTTGGTGTTGGTGGTTGCCATTGACAGTCTTTATCAAGGGTCCAACTTGGAAATGGTTGTGGTGGTGCAAAATTTTTGGAAGCAGGGATATAGGTGTATCCTATGCCTGCGTAGTTATGTCCGGGAGTATCCATAAAGGTTTCTACCCACTTACCTTTTAAATTTAAAACTTCCCACTTTTCGTTTGCATCCAAAATTCTACACTCCACCACTATATTGTTCTCAATTTTAGCAAAGTATCTTGGCATATTAAACCCAGTTTATCACAAAATAAAAAAACAACTATGAAGTTGTTTTTTTATTTTTCAGTCAATTAAATACTATGATTGGTATTTGTGAGTGAATTGGATAGAGTCCCCAGATACCACGTTGATTGCTGAGAATTGCTGACGAGCGAGCAAGTTACCTGCGTTAGCGGTTATGTCATTGACAGTTGTACCAGAGGCGTGTGATGCCGCAGTAGTTCCTTTTTGACCACGAGAGATAGTGAGAGTTCCTGTTCCACCACCTGACGTTACCTGCACGATTTCACTTTCCCATTGTAGGTAGTCATTGTTAGCAATACCTGTACCAGACGTAACAGTTACAGTCGTATCGGTGTTGATACGTGACTGAGTTGTAGTTGTTTGTGTCGGAGCAGTTGTGTTGTCAACAATTCCTTCTTCAGTTACCGCAAAGGACCCTGTGAAAGTAAATGTTTTAACAAGTTGAGTTGTATCGTTTGTGACTGTCGTTGTAACCTGTGTAGCTGTTGCTGCACCACGTTGACCACCGGCAGATGCAATTTCGTTTTGCAATGCTAGATCAGTTGCGGCCGCTGCACCAGTACCAAGTCCAATGGCGATGTTTACAAACGGAGAGTATCCACCTTGATTACTCATGCGCCCATTTGCTGCTGCGTGTCCTAGGTTAGTAATAAGGTTGTGAGTTCTACGAACGTAGATGTCCATACCAAACATTAACCTCAAGGCAGTCATAAAAGGGGAGTAGACTGACTTTGCATTTCCATTTTTGTCGAACAATCTGATTTCAGTATTGTGATCAAAAACTTCAAGTATGTTGTGTAAAAATTTTTTCATAAAGTTTTATTTTTTATGTGCTAGTAATTTTGCAATAACTACATCTGCAACTTGGTTTGAAGTGTTGTTGTCAACATTCGCTGCTTGTTGCTCTAAATCGTTTTGTAACGCTTTAGCCTGCTCATCGAAGTAAGCAGTAGGGTCCTCTTCGTCAAAATCTTCTGGTCGTCTTGCGAACGATTGTGTGTAATACACATCACCATTGTCTTTAACAAATTGAACCTTTACTTCAATCATGATTGTATCAACGTCAGCTTGTTGCTCTTCGCTGTATACCGGCATGATTTTTTTATCTGCGGATAATATGTTTGCTTTCATAATTTTTTTTAATTTCCTGATTATAATTTTGGACCTAGTTAGTCGCCAATTGTAATCTCTTCAGGACGAGAGTAACATCGACAATTAACATGTAAAGGTGGCGCACCAACATCTGAGTAGTTAATGTCGAGTGTGCCTCCATCAGCTCCGGTGAGCGTATCACCTTTGGTGTAAAAGTTATCTTCGATTGAGATAACAGTTCCATCTTCAGGACCGCAAAACTCACAAACTTTCTCATCGTTGGCAGTATACCACTTTATACTTTTTACAACACCAGTTTCTTTCCACGCATCTTTTGTGGCCTGATTTGCAATTCTAAATGTTTCAGTTTGTGCAGTAGATGCCGCACGAGTATCAGACCACCCATCAAATGTTGTGGACACAATGTCGGTCAAATCATTCATTGTTGCACCTGCCTGCAATCCTGCGTCTAATTTTGAAGTAAGTTGTGTGATTGTGGTGTCGGTGTAATTTTCAGCAAGTAGATCAATAACTTTTTTTAATGCCTTTCTGTAAGCCTCGGAGTCTAATAGATTTACACTTTGACCCACGATTTTAGCGGCCGCTTGCCCTTCTGTCTGGTACAAGTCCTCGTATATTGGCGTTATAAGGTCCACAGTCGCATTTACTTCAGCATTTTTGTTAAGTAGCTTGGATGGGTCGATAGCCTTGGTTACAAAGCCTTTTATTGCGTTTGGAAGGTTTTTTATAGCCTTTGTCTTCTGATTTTCAAAGATTGTAACGAATGCCTCATCTAATCTTTTTTGGTATTTACCATTGCGGTCCACCATTGCTTTCCATAACACTTCCCAGTCCTCGTCTTTCAACTCTTTAAAACTTTTTTGTTGTACAGTTTCAATTTCAGCTTTTGTTTTTGTCAAAGCCTCCATGGTTGCCTTTGTAAACGCATCAGAAACTTCGGACCTTTTCTCTGCGCGTTTGTATGCTCTTGTCTTTACATACGTCTGGCGCACCTTTTTTGTTTCATTTTTCGATTTAACCTCTGCACCATCGTCAATTGTAGGTTTCAAAGGATCAACACCACCCATACCAACGTTTGCAGGTATGATTGTGTCACCACCATCCAAAGGCTCCAGTCCGAAGTAGTATTCACGTGCTTCATTTTGTGTCATTATGGGTTTGTTACCAGTTGAAGCCTGCATTTGTTGAATTCTAATTTGTGTATTTTCAGGCACAGGGTCCTCAAAATCAAGGAAGATGTCCGAACCATATCTAGGCACAAAAAACTCATTTAACTGAGCGATAATTTGTTGCATTTTTGGTTTTATAGTTCGCAATGCAAAGATATATGAACCTGCCTCAGCGTTGGCGCGGTTAACATCCTCTGAGATACCCAACACCGACTTTGGAACACGAAATCCTGCAAGGATACGTGAACCCATTACAGCGGATAGATTGGCGAAGTCCATATCCTTTGCAGTAGAGTCAGCAGCGGTGTATTTAACACCTTTTGGAAGAACCGCAGTTTTATAAGCAGCATTTACTCCTGAGTGAATGTCCTCAAAAGACTTTTTAAGTTGGTCTGTTTGAATAGGGGAGAGAGTAGTTTCACTTTCAAGGTAACCACCAATACGAGCACCATTTAAGAAGTAACGTCTATTCACTTCATTCGCATAGTTGTCTGCATCAATCCAAGTTGCAATTGACTGCACAGTTCCCACACCAGTCTCGTCGTTGTCAGGGTCAGGGTATCTAAAATGTAAAATTTCATAAGGTTGAAACGTTATCTTCCTATTTCCATCTCTGTACTCGTATGCTAACAACTTTTTAGGGAACGAGTCCTTTGCGTAGATTTGTTTCACTCTTCCGGGATTAAGTATGTAAATTGCAGTAGGTTTTCCAAGTTCGTTTTTAACACCTTCTAAATACCAGTAAGCGTTACCACACAATTCAAGGTGTGCAGACGTTTTGTATTTTGCTTCGTAACCTGTGGTCCCGGGATTAAAGCCTTCTAGAGCGTCAACAACGTCATGCTCCGACATCACTTCATCGGACCCATCACGTTTAACTTTTTTTACAACGTAGCGCATGTTTGCAATCTCTTCACAGATTGCGCGTGTACACGCATACACTAGACCATTGTATGACTCCAAGGCACGAGAGGAGTTAACCTTGCTCTTTTCACCCCACAACGCAAACGGATCAGAAGTTGAACCTGTGCGGTCCACAAGTGACTGTGGCTCTGAACCTTTAGTAAACCATTTATAAAGGGTATAGAAATTAAACATATAAATTTTATGATTTTAGTATAACACTTTTTTATTATAGCAAGAACACTTCTGTTTTTGACATCCCATGTTCCACAAGTCCGAGTATCATATTGACTAAACCATCAACTGCATCGTCATGCTCTTCAATTCCAAAACCGAAGAGTTGTTGTAGTAAGTCTTCACACCCTGTGCGTGGGAATTGCACTGTTCCATTTTTAATAAAATTTGCAGCAACACGAAGTCTTGCTCGCTTATCCGTCAATGATTTCATAGGGATTACTGACAACAATTCATTTTCCATTAACTGGATGAGAGCCTTTTGATAAGCCACGTCTTCCACAAAAAAAATGATTTCACCCACATACATTGCGTTTAAACTTTTAGCGTGGGCGAGAGTTTCCATCACATCCAAACGCAAAATGATAGGGTCAGGTAGCACAAAAATTCTTGGTTTGTTATCCACATAGGCAGCACGACCAGACACCATTGCAGTGTAGTCGGCGGTAGATTTTTTAGAAATAGCAGGGTCCACACCTGTTCCCATTACACCCTGCATCGCCTCCTTTGGAATTGCATCGTAGTAAGTTATGTCCTCAGGCACAATCTCCTGTCCCTCGTCTGGAACAGGTATCAACAACATTTCACGTTGCCACGCCACAGGTCCCATTTCTTTTTGTTTTTTATCCAACGTCTCTTTGTTTGGATACATCGAAGGCCACACACACAAGCCATCTTTTTTGAAAAGGGGGATTTTCAGGACCTTGTCAAACAACCCACGCTTTTCCATCCGGGGAAGTAAAGCATCAGTGTGGAGCAGGTTTCCAAGGACCACCAGTTTTCTTATCTTTGCATCCAAACAACCCATCACCTCTGCGTTGACCCACTTCTCTGTCTTGTCTCTGTTTTCTTTTGTTTTAACCCACAGCGAGTCCTCAGGGTCGTCAAGGATTACAAGTCGTGGTCTGAATTGTCGGTGTTTTAATCCACGTAATTTCTGTCCACGTGATCTAGAAAGGATACGCACATCGTTTGAAAGTAAAAGGTTACGAGCCTGCCACTCCTCGTCACTTTCAAGCGACACACGTTCTGGAGAGTCGTCACCAACTTCTCTAAACTTTGGAATACCAAAATCTTTTTTTATAAGTTCGTTGTTTTCTAACTCCGCTTTGATGTTTGATATTGCAAGGGATGACTGCGACATTGTATCAAGGACCACCACAATGAAAGGGTAGAGTTCTGGCTTTGTGAGAGCCGCCCAGATGGGGAGTATCAAGGTCCCCCACGTTGATTTGGTGCAACCACGAAAGCCGATAACTTCCAACATCTCGATTGACATATCACCAAACGCCTCCACCATTTCTTTATGATGCTCGCCCGGTGGTAAGTAAAGATGATGGGGCATATAGGTGAGCCCAAAACCCAAAAGAGACTGAGATAGTTTCAGTCTGTATTCTCTTGTGGTCATTTTATTTATTAAGTTGTTACGTTGTTGAATTGTTGGTGTCATTTTGTTTTAGTGGTTCCACGACAGGTTCTACAACCTGTACTTCGATTTGTTTTGGTTCTTCTACTGGGATGTCTTCCAACTTTGGAATGATACCCCAGTTTTCTAATGCAGTTGTGATTGTACCCAACTCTTCCATCTCTTCCTTCTTCTCTTCAATCGTATGCTTGTGAACGTGTCCTACAACACCGAGTTGACGAGTATAGATACCTGCATCCATTTCCATTTTTAACAATTTTTCTTTTAATCTTCCGAGGGTGTCGGCAGCTTTGATACGTTGTGAATATGTTGGTGGCGGTGTAGGGTCCGCAGGGTCATAGACGAAGTTAACAATTTTTTCTAAAGGCTTCATCAACATACGATACTCTTCCCTGAGCACCGCAATGCGCGGTCCTATTTTTGTCTGCTCCATCTCTGCAACAATTTCACGATTTACTTTTTTTCTAATCTTGGCGAGAAACTCAATACCCAAATCATAATTTTTAAGTCGAAATAACTCCTGCATTGAGCGGAGAGTTATTCCCGGTTCGATAGCGATTGTATCGCGCACCATTTTTCTAATTTTAGCGATGGTTTCATTATCTTTTGACATAAAAATTTTGTTCGGATAAAAAGGACACGAAGGAGTACACCCTTATTTTACAATAAATTATACCTTGACAATAGTTTTTTCTATTGCCTCCCATCGGTCACGAATAACGTCACAAAATTTTGGATCTAATTCAATCATGTATGCTCTACGACCAACCTTGTGAGCGGCCGCCATTGTTGAGCCACTACCACCAAAAGTATCAAGTACAATTGCATTTCTTTTTGTAGAGTTACGTAACGCTCTCATGCAAAGCCAGTCCGGTTTTTCTGTTGGATGCAAATAGTTGTTCGTTGCCTTACGTGGCATCTCCCACACATCAGTTTCGTTGTCACCATAAAAAGTGTGGACACCATTTTTCCAACCATAAATTATCAATTCGTATTTGTATTTGTAATCGTTCCACCCCATCGATGCCGCATTCTTAACCCACACAATTAAACCTGACTGTTGGAATGCATTACGGAGCATAGCCATTAGCATTGGTGGGTAACTTCCCCACCCGGTGCAAACGTAAGCCGATGCCCCATCCTTCATAAACTTTGAAATTCCCGCAAAAACCCCCCCTAGGAACGCATCAAAGTCCTCAGGCGACATATCATCGTTTTTAATACTTTCTTTTCCACTGGCCGCCAAATTTGCCCCTTTTGACTTGTAAGCCACGTTGTATGGTGGGTCAGTAAACAGCATATCTGCTTTTTCATCACCAAATAGCAATTCATAACTCTTAACATCTGTGGAGTCACCACAAACAAGTCTGTGTGGACCGAGCTGATACACTTCACCAAGTTTTGACCTTGGTTCTGCGATAGCCTCAGGGTCCCCTGCTTGGACCTCTTCGTCATCCCTATTCATTTCATCCAAAATTCTCGACACTTCTTCTTCTCTAAATCCTGTGGCAGGTATAAAAGACGAGTCCTTTAGTTTATAAATCAACTCCGCAAGTTTTGTATCGTCAAACCTACCAGAGATTTTATTTAATCCGATGTTTAACGCTTCCTCTTGCTCACGTGTCAGATCCACAAACATTGCAGGTATTTTATAACCACCATTTTCCACGTCCTGTAAAATTCCATTTGGAATGATACCCTTTGCAATCAAGCGTTCCACCGCAGTCAAACGTTGGTGACCACCTACTAAAACATTAAAATTTTCAGGATTAACATTTACTGTGATAGCCTCCGCAAAACCTGACACACGTATACTTTCCATCAACGCATTCATTTCGTTGTCAGGCATGTAACGTGGATTGTAGTCAGCACGTTTTACATCCTTGATATTTATGTAACCGATTTTATTTTCCATAAGATACTTGTTTTCGCCAAACTATGCGACCTATGTT